TAGCAGTAATTCTACCCCTAGTGCTGCTGGTTCGGAAAAACCTGCTAGTCGTACAAGTAAATCAATCAAGAACTTGAGTAATCAGTTTAAGCAATCAGGTGATAAGAGTGACTTTATTACTCTCAGAACACTTCAATTACAAAACCGGTAAATTAAATACTAAAATATTATGGCATTCTCAAATACATTCGACGCCACTAATCCTGGTTCCGCTGTTTCTAATCGTGAAGACCTTACAGATGTACTTACCATCTTGGCTCCCGAAGAAACTCCCGTTCTATCATCTGCTTCTAAGAAACGCTCCAGTGCTACTTTCACTGAGTGGACCGTAGACGCTCTTTCTGCTCCTAGCACTGCTGGTGTAGACGAAGGTGAAGACGTTACTGCATTCACCGATCAGTTTGCTGGTCGTGCTCGTCTTGGTAACTACGTTCAAAAGTTTCGTCGTAACTTCCGTGTTTCGGATCTCCAAGAAGCTGTTGACTCTGTTGGTCCAGCCAAGGTTGCACAAGCTGAAGCTAAAGCCATTCGTGAGCTTAAGCGTGACGTTGAAGCTACCTTGATTGGTACACAAGACCGCAGCATCGAGAACGGTGCTGGTACACCTTATGGCCTTCGTGGCCTTGGTGACTGGATCGACTCTGCTGGTCCTACTGACGTTCCTGCTAACTTCCGTACACCTGCTGCTTCGATCTATGACATCAGCACACAAGGTGCATTTGGTGAAGCAGCTCTTAACGACATGATCTCTTCGATCTATCGTCAAACTGGTAGCACCAACAACCTTATGCTTGTTGCTGACACTGGCCTTCGTCGTACGATTGCTGACTTTGCTCGTGTATCTGCTGGAACAACTGAAAACATCCGTGCTGTCAACTACGATGGTAACAAGGCTGAGATCAAACTCTCTGTCGAGCTTTACCAAAGCGACCACGGTATCGTATCTATCGTCAACATGAACCCAGATACTGCTCCTGCTACATTGCTATACAATGAAACTTCAGGCGCACAAGGAAACCTGGACTACAACGATGCCTACCTTATCAACCCTGAGTACTACGGTGTACACGAGCTGATCCCTATGGGTTCTAGTCGTCTGCCTAATCTCGGTGGTGGTGAGCGTGGATTTTGTGATTGCACTTTGACCTTGGGTGTTTACCATCCACAGGCTCACGGTAAGATCACTCAGTAATCCTGATTAAATTTCAGGGGAGGGGCTGGTCCGATCCCAGCTCCTCCCTTTTTTTTAATTTTACTATTGTAATATGGAAATAATCACAAAAGAAACTACCTTCTCTGATGCTGAGCTAGATGCTGCATTTATGGACGAAATCAAGAATGGATTTGCCCTAGAGAAACAGACTGAAGCTGCCCGTGTCAATCAGGCTCGTAAAGAAGCTACCGCAGAAAAAGGCAAGGTGCACCCTGTACTGGGACGTTGTGTTGCAACTATTCCGCATCGTGAGTACTTCCGACTTATTAAAAAATATGGACAAGAGACAGTGCACTCTAAGGAGTTCCTGACTTATTTCCAAAAGAATTTCTCAGACCTTACACCGAACAAATTATAATAATATGGCTAACTATCCTACTCTTACCTATGACAACTTAGAGGAACGCTTTAAGTCCATTGCTGGTCTGGCTTCACTGGAAACAACTGACGCAGCATTTCTTCGACAAGCAGTTAATCGCCGTATTCGCACAGCGTTTGAACGCTACCCCTGGCCTGACTTCACCGTAATTGGAGAAGCTGTTGCGATGGTAACAGGAGATGACAATACAATTCAAACATATGGAGCTGGGAAAGACCTAGCTAATGATTCCAATGTAGTGTTTCGGATTCACAAAACTGATCCAACAGATACCCGTTACCCAGAGGAATACACATATGTTTCCACTTTAAATGCTGGAGGTTTTCCATCAGTAAAAATTATTAGCCCAACAGTTCTTGATGGTATTAGTGTGTACGCAACCTATCGTAAGGACCTTGGAGCAGTTATTGCTGACGGTGGCACTTACACATCAGGTAGCTACGGCGACGAAGCCAATGATAATCCAAACATTCCATATCAGTTTTTTGAGTACTGCGCTTTCGGTGCTTACGCAGATTTCCTACGTGGTGATGGACAGACTGACAAAGCTCAAGTAGAGGATCAAAATTCTGAAATCATTCTTGTTTCTGAAATTGATAAGGTACGTAATCAAAGCCGTCAGTTCCGTCACGATGTATTACAGTATCGCCCACAGACTCAGTTTGCTCGTCACAACGTACAGGCTGGCGGAACTCCGTTGAATAAGCCAGAAACAATACTGAACAATAACGTACAGTAATGCCATCTGACGCTACATTCCTTGAGGTTAAAAATGCTTTTCAGTCCATTGCTGGGCTGGAAAGCTTAACCGCTGCTGACGAGTTTTTTCTAACAAGTTCGTTAAATCGTGCGGTGTACCGTGCTTATAATGAATCAGATAGCTGGCCACGTTACTTAGTTGTAGGTGAATCAAGATTAATCTTAACGGACCCAGCGGCAACAGTTCCATACACAGAGGCAGGTCAGGGAAACATTGGTGAGTTTCTACGTATTCATAGAACCCAGCCATTCCTAAATAACTCTGCTCTGGAATTTGAGTTCTATGTGGATTCCGTTGGAGCGCATATACTGAACTTAACTACATCGGACAGCACTTCAGTATTTGTAACTTACAAGAAAGAGCTACAAACTAACTTCACTCCAGACAGCACAGACATCCCAGGGGAGTTCGTGGATTATATTATCTATACTGCCTTGACTGACTTTTATACTGGAGATGGTCAAACTGAAAAGGCAGCAGTAGCTGCTACTCAAGCTAAGATGATGCTTGATCTGGAACTACTTCGGCTAGATAAAAAAGCAAACAACAATACAATTAACAAAAAGTTTTTAACTTACGTAAACCGTCAATCAAGATAGCACCTGTGCTATAATACAATTATGAGTTCATCTAGAAACAATACCCTTGAATTTTCCTCCGTAGGATCAGAGATCCTTGAAGCTGCTGATGCAGTAACTGGTAAACGCTATGGAGCGTTGCAAATCTTAAATGACACTGTGTTCGGTGCTTTGGTTGCATCCAACATTGATGGTACAGCTAAGCTAGTTGGACCAACCTTTGCTGCTGGAACAATCCTTTATGGAGCATTCAGCGAAGTAACAGTAACTTCTGGTATTGTAGCAGCGCACAAATACTAGTATGCACCTGAGCCTAAATAATAGCTTAGGCAAATGGATATTGCCTAAAAAGCCACCATTGTTCTCGCCAGAGGCAACAAACTACTTTAGCCGCCTGGACGCAGCGGGTGATACCACCTACGTTGATTACAAGCAGCCACTAGCTAACTACATTGATAGTCTAGTATCGCTGGGTGGAGCCTACTGGGATAATATGCAATCCTCCACGTCCTTTGTGGGTGTAGGCATACAGGGTGTCACAGTTCCTCTTAGGGATGGGATGACTGTCCCTACGCAAAATAACTTTGTTGCGGGTGATTTGGATCAGTTGACTGGTCTATTGTGCAATGGTTCTACTAAAAGAATCAGCACTAACACGGATCAATCAAATTACGCACAGAATAACACTTCAGCCAGTGTATACAGAACAGAGGATGTAAGCGGAACCAATCCTTTTTACTTTGGAACAAACCTCGCAGATGGCTTTGGGGCTAGAGGCATAGCGAGCTTTATAACTGCCTGTTACGGTACGCAAGCTGTAACTGGAAGTGCTTCTACTACCGTTGGTCTCTTGGGACTTTCTCGCTCGGTTTCGACAGGCTACGACTACCGATCCAATGGGACAACTGGTACACGCACAACAGCATCGGTTGCGCCAGCTGCTGGCAATCTGGATATATTTGCTATTAACGGAGTAGCAAATGGTTCATTCCGATTAGCAACCTACCACGCAGGTCCTGCGCTTGACCTCGCTACCTTAGAAGGTCTGCAGGCAACATTACTTTCCGAGATCCGTACAGCGCACGCATTTGTAGCTGCTGCATCTTATTTCTCACGCCTTGCAGCCGCAGGTGACACTACGCACGTAGCCTACAAGCAACCGCTGACGAATTACATTACGTCACTTGTTGAACTTGGTGGTGCTTACTGGGATAAGATGGAATCCGCCGCATCCTTCGTGGGTGTAGGTATTCAGGGTGTCACTGTTCCCCTACGTGACGGAATGCCGACATTAACCAACAACAATTTTGTTGCGGCTGACTTGGATCAGTTGACGGGCTTAAAAGGTGATGCCTCCACTAAGTATCTCTCGACTGGAGTATTGGACACCGCAACTGCTCAGAACGATTATTCAATGAGTTCGTGGGTTACTGATCCTGTTTACCTTGATAATGCTTACTGGATGGGTTCAGCAAGGATTGCCCATAGATCATCTTCTACAAGTTCCGTAGTTAAATTCTCGACCAACAATAATAGTTCATCTCAAATTAATGTTACCCCCGATACTGCTGACAATTTTATTGGTCAGGTCAGAACTGTCGGAACTGAGTACGATTACTTAATCAACACTACCAGCGGAACTGCCTTAAAAGACTCAATTGCTCCAACTGGAGCTGGCATTAGTGTATTTGCATATAGTGCGGGGACTAATCCAAACGCATCCCGCATTGCTACTTACCACTACGGCCCTGCTCTTGACCTTGCAACCTTGCAAGGCTTACAAGCCACATTACTAGCTGAGATAGCAGGGGTAGGCTTCTCAACAGAAGCAGCCGACTACTTTGGACGACTGCTAAATGCTGGTGACAAAACATTTTTAGCGTACCGTCAGCCTCTAGCTAACTACATCGATAGTCTGGTAACGCTGGGCGGAGCATACTGGGATGATATGGGATCCGCAGCATCTTTTGTGGGTGTCGGCATACAGGGTGTAACCGTTCCGCTGAAGTCCACAATGTCTACCCTTACCAACAACAACTTTGTTGCAGGTGACTTGGATCCGCTGACAGGACTAAAAGGCGATGGGTCAACTAAGTACTTTGACACAAGTGTAAAGTTCAATGATTTTCCCCAGAATGACTTCAGTATGTCCGCCAACATTACTGAAAATATTTCCGAATCTACAAATGGGCCTTTTCTAATATATAATACCTTTGGTGACGGTATATCGCAAATCTCAACGCAAAATGATCAAGGTGTAAATCCTAATAATTTGATTGTTCGTTGCAACAATCGGACTGCAACTAACCTTATTGATTTAGGCGGACTATCAGATTTTTATGGAATCAACAGGACATTATCCACTGAGTATTCAGTGCAATACGGTGCATCTTCAACAACAGTTACAGAGACAAGCCAAGCACCATCAAATCAAATTATTTCTATATTTGGAGCATCGACGCAGTTAAAAGTCAATGCACGAATGGCCACGTACCACATTGGCCCTGCACTTAACCTGCCAACACTGCGAGGTCTGCAAGCAACCCTAATCACAGAAATCGCAGCAATCTAATTATGAACTCATCAGAATACCTACTAACTAATCCTACGGCTGAAGAACACAGCTACAACTATCTTTTGATTCCAGCAGAACTGCGGGACTCAATGATCGCAAAGCAGGACACCTTGACTACGCACAACCATATCAGCCCAGTGCTGTTAATTGACGGACGCTACGGTGCTTGCTGTGACCTCTACACAGAGGTCGGCGCAGGCGGTATCTACCACGAACTGTGGGAGATGCTTGACCAAGCTAAACTGGATGAATGCGAAGTCGTAGACAAAGATACATTCCTGGCACTGCTACCACCTGACCCAGAACCTGAAGTATAATGCAGGACATTATTTACAAGTCAACTATTGGCACAGGAGGCTTTGTCGCTACTATCGAATTGAATAGCATTAACGAAATTCTAGGACTAGTTGTGGGTCTTGCTACTCTAGTCTATATGACTGCATCGGCAGTCAAGGTAATCAAGGAACTCCAGGACAAGGATTAATATGACACCAGAACTGATAGCAATGCTAGGCGGGGGCGTAAGCGGCTTCGTAATGAAGATGATTGCGGCACAGGCCGATAATCAGGCACGTCTCTTTGAGCGTATGATTCAAAAGCAGGTTGCAGCGGATGACTCCGCAGACCGAGCAGCAGCCCGTGGCGGTGTCCATATGCGACGTGCAATTACAGCTGCAGTTATCTTTG